CAAAATAATGGTGCCCCTTCGCGTCAGATCATCGGACCGAACATAAGTTGTAACGGAGCCACCATGACATTTAGCCCGTTTTATATGGGCAATCATACCACCCCTTTTGATGATCAAATGGACCAACAAAGCTACACTGTAGCTGAGAACTGGGGTGGCCAGATTAACTTCATGGTACCCCTTGACGGTTCCCTTGTTGAACGCTGCAAGGCTGCAGCTGATAGACAAGTAGAAAAAATGCGCCTGGACTATGAATTAGTTCGTGTATTGAAATGTGCAGAGCTTATGCAGAAAGGTTTCATGATTAGACCTGGTACAAGGGTCTATAAGATGTGCCAAGACGTAATACCTATCTCTGCATATAAAAAACAAGTTGCTGCAGCACAAGCTAAAGCACTACCCCCACCTCCACCTAAAAAATGGTGGCAAAAACTTAATCCCCTAAGCAAATGATTGTATTAATTAAACCAGTTCTATTCGCCTTCATTAAATCTACAGCAGTTAAACAACTTATTGTGGATTTATTAGAAGGATTGGTATCATCTACTGAAAATACTTTAGATGATAAAGCTGTAGCAGCTATAAAAGCAGCATTATTTCCAGGAGCTAAGTAATTTATGGCAAACGGGTTAATAGTTATAGCATTATCAACAGTATTTGCTATATGTACAGGAGGATTAGTGTTATATTTCCTCCCCAACACTCTATTTTAAAATGAAAGACGGAACAGGAAAAGAGTTTGATGACGACTTGACCGATTTTTTAGAATGGTGGAAAGATGCAGGTGAAAGAATCAATACACCTCTAGAACGATCCATTCATTTTGTAGAGAATTTAACCTCTACATGTATTTATAGACATGAACAGTTTCAAGTTGAATTTGTTACTGTTAAACCAGACACCTATATCCCACCACATACACATCCAAACGTTGATTCGTATGAAGTAGCACTACGTGGTATAGAGTTTTACTCCAATGGTAAGACTGTATTGCCTATGTGGTTTGCTAATCAGAAGGCTCCAAACTGTAATCTATCTATAGCTCACTATAATGTGGTTAGAGTTTTACCTTCTTCTGAACATTCTGCTAAAGCAGGACCAGAAGGTGGATGCTTCCTGTCTGTACAACAATGGTTAAACGGAGTAGAGCCCTCCGCAGTCGGTATGGACTGGAAAGGCGGTACATCTATGGGTGACGGCCATGACTCACAAATCACTTCTACAGAAGAAAACAAATGACAGTTGTAGGACCAAAAAGTACTGGTAAAAAAAAGCGTGCCAGTAAAAGAAGCCCAAGCACCAAGAAATATGATGCTACTAAGCCTCGTATTCAACCTCCTAACAAAAGAACTGGAGAAGATTATCAGGACTATCAGAAAAAGAAGCAGGCTGAAGCTCACAAACGCCAAGTAGAGAAGCATAATAAGGCAATGCAGGAGGAATATATGAGAAATATTCCTAAAATGGCACCAAAACCTAAAGCTAAGTCTCCTGCAAAACCTAAAGCAAGTGCTGGTAAAAAGCCTGCTGCAAAACCTACTCCAAAGCCTAAAGTTAAAGCTCCTGCAAAACCTAAAGCAAGTGCTCCTGCAAAACCTAAAGTAAAGCCTACTCCAAAGCCTAAAGTTAAAGCTCCTGCAAAACCTAAAGCAAAGTCTAAAAGTCCAAAGATGGGTTCAGCAGAAGGTTGGGCTGATCTAAGATCTAGGATCAAAAAGGCTAAGGAAAAGGAAAAGAAAAGTAGAAAGACTTTACCTTATACAATATAATGGCCAAAGCAACGGAACAGCAGTTTAATGAACTGCATAATCTCGTTACCACTGAATTCCTTAAACGGGTCAAGAGTGGTGAAGCTTCTACCCAAGACTTAAAAGCAGCCTGTGATTGGCTGAAAATCAATGACATAAGTGGTGTTGCTTACGATGGTAATCCATTAGATAAGTTAAACAAAATTATGCCTAAAGTAGACCCCGAACTTGTCAATCGGAGGCTATATGGCCGCGTCTAAAGAGTACTACGACTCACATCTTGGTGCTAAAAAGAAAAAGAACGCATATATGAAGAAGTATATGCAGACTGAAACAGCAAAACGCATCAGACGTAATGCTGATGAGCATAGACACAAAGGTTCCGTTGGTGATGGTATGGACTACTCTCACCGTGACGGTAAACTTGTTCGTGAAGGTGAGCACCGAAGTAAGGACAAGAAAAAAAGACCTAACAAAGCTAAACTACACATCACTTAATCATGGCAACTAAACCAAAAAAAAATAGCAACCCTAAAGGTATACGTAGGGATGAGCAGTTCCACATTGATAAGAAAAAAAATGAAAACCAAGAATACATCTGGGTAACAAATAAACGAGGTAGAAAAGTTAAAAGGAAGAATCCTAACTACAAACCTCCAACACCTGAACCTAAGAAAAAAAAGCTAGAAATAGAGAATAAAGAGAAGAAATCTGAAAAGACAACTAGTAAGACACCTAAAAAAGGTGAGACACCTAGTAAGACGCCTAGTAAGACGACCAAAAAAAAGCCTAAACAAGATTATGAAATAGCAGGAGAAGCTATTAAACCTGCATTTGATAAAAAAACCCCTAAGAAAGAAAAGGAATATAAAGAGGTAACAAAAGACGAAAAAGGTAAAGACATTGAAACTTACTATGAAGATGGTAAGATGAAATGGAGACATAAGAAGCCTAAGTCTACACCTAAGAAGGAAAAGAAATCCGAACCTAAGAAGTCAAACGTCTTCACTAGACACTACAAGACTGGTAAGGAACTTGGTGTCATGACTAGATCTCAACGTCGTAAGTATGATGCCGAGGCACATGCTGCAGGTGGTAAGTCTTATGAAGAGAGAGTAGCCGCTCATGAGAAAGAAAGCGGACACGGTAAGCCTCATAAGCGTGAGACTCTATACAATGCTTCTCAACGTAAGAAGCCTAAGAAAAAGATTACACTAGACAAGATAAAAGATGATTTAAAGGTAAAGACTAAGGAAACTACAGCACCTAAGCCTAAACCTAAGGAGACTACAGCACCTAAGCCTAAGGAAAGAAGAAAATATCCTAGGAAGAAGAAAAACCAGAGGAGAGGTTTCTAATGGGAGCAAAAAGTAAAATCGGTGCGGCTTTACTTGAACCTGTTATTGAGCAAGGAGCGAAACAATTAGAACCTTGGGTCGCTCCCTTTGCTAGGAAAATCTTTGGTGAGAATACAATTACTAAAGGTACAGCAGAGGTTTTAAATAAAACTTCTAGAATTGATATTGATACTTTTTCTAGAGGTCTTGATTTTGATTCTGGTCTTAGAGAGCCGCTTGAACGTACTTATAGTTGGGCTGGAGAAGGTAAGGTTGAAGGTTATGAGTTATTAACTATAATGGGCAGAGACTTTAAAGCAGAAGATTTAAGTGCAAAAGCATTTAATAGAGCTGAAAAGAATTATTTTAAAGCTCAAAAGAAAATCACTGAAGCTCGTTCTGGAGTTACTGGTGATAAAATGAGAGCATCTTCTGCTTATATTCAGAACCCAGAAGGCCCTCCAACTCATAGAACAGGTCAAGCACTGAAGCCACCTGATCCTGAATTTGATAGATATGTAACCGAAGGTCATCATGCTATTATATTAGGTGAAGGTCAGAAAATACCACTTCAACATCAATCAGCTGAATTAATAACTCCTGATCAAAAATCACCTATTATCGAAGCTAGAGAGCGGGTAATGGGGGTTCAAAGTGGTAATGCAGAAGCAAATATAGCAGATGTTTTAGAGACTATGACAAAAGGATCTAGAGATGCTAAACTTTTTGCAATAGGTGAACAAACAGATGGTATAATTGATACAGTAACTGCAAACGATGCTTTAGGTCTGACAGGACGAAAAGGGTCACCAGCTTATAAGCCTAGAGAGTTATCAGCAGCAGAATCTATTCAATTTGAAGAGTTGAGAAGTACTGGACAAGTGAATACAGTAGGTGAGTTTATGGATAACTTTAAATCTATAGAAACAGGTGCTACATTTAAAGAAGGTAGTTTCCCAAGTATTAGAGTATATAAACCTGGAACAGTACATACGAAAGGGGCGAATGCTCCAAAGCCTATCAAAATAATTGAAATTAAAACAGCTAAAGATCATGCAAACAGATTTAATTTAATCTTTGATGCATTAGATGATGCTGGTGTAGATACAAAAGCTGCGAGACAAAAATTCAACGTAAAATCTCAGAAAATAGATAAGAATCTTGATGTTTATGGTGAGGATCATCAGCTTACTCATAGATTAATAGAAGCTTTGAAGGAAAAAGAAGGTACTGCTTTCTATGAAATAGAGCAACTAGGTCCAGAAGGTATTTATAATCTACCTTTAGAGGATGCTATTAAACTTGATATCCGTCAAGTACAAGAGATGGAAACCGTATTAGCTAATGTTCTTCAATATAGATACCAAGTAATTAAAGATCTATTCTATGAATATAATCCTAAGCTAGGTAGAGATGGTTTTGAATCGTTAGATGCTGATGGTAAACATACATTCTTTAGAAAGAATGTTAATACTATAGCAGTTAGAGGTAAAGTTACTAAAGCTATAACTCTTGAGAATTCATTAAAAAGACCTAGAAATTGGGATAATCATATAGCCGATACATTTGGTTGGAGACCTCAATCTCTATTCGCTACTGTTAAGGAAATAGAAGAAGTATCTAAAGAATTAGCTGAAAGAGTACAACCAACATTACCAGGAGTAGAATAATGGCTAGTGGCCCAAGAAAAGGTAAAATGAAATCTTCACCACCAGCAAAAGTAGTGAAGCCTGTAGAAACTAAAACTAAAGAACCTATTCCTAGAAGTGGATCTTATAGGCAATATGGTTATGGTAAAATGTTCGGATTATGAATGATATCGTAACCGCCCTTCAAGATGATTTCAAACTATTCCTACAGGCATTATGGGAACAGCTCGACTTACCTAGTCCAACTCGTGCCCAGTACTCAATTGCTGACTACTTACAGAATGGTCCGAAGCGTCTCCAGATACAAGCCTTCCGTGGTGTTGGTAAATCTTGGATTACTGGAGCGTTTGTTCTTTGGACTCTATTTAAAGATCCTGAAAAGAAAATAATGATTATTTCTGCCTCTAAAGAGAGAGCAGATAACATGTCGATCTTCCTACAAAAACTAATCATTGAAACTCCATGGCTAAAACATCTCAGGCCCAAAGCAGACGATTCTCGTTGGAGTCGCATCAGCTTCGACGTAAACTGTTCTCCTCACCAAGCCCC